GCACTTGGGATATAATTATTACAATCTTCTTTGACGTGATCTTCTCCCACATATCGTGTATAAACAACTTTACCATCACTATTGGTAAATGATGCTCCGAATATCTTTTCCATCTCAAATATACCCTCTGAGTGGTGTCTAAACGCCCTGTGTAATGAATTTCCAACCCACGCTTTGGTCTCATCCAACCAATTATGTAAATGGATATAATCTTCTACCTTACCTCCGTATTTCTTAACTGAACTTTTTGCGTGTATTAATGGGTGTGCCATAATAAATAAATTTATTTAATAATAGTAAATTTTATTATGGAATTGAAGTAATAACTTATATAAAAAATAAATTACCCTACAGGTCCTGTGGCATTTTGTACGGCTTTTTTAACACCACCTACAGGTTCAGTACTTGCTATTTGTTTTCCTTGGTCAATAACGGTACCAACTTTATCAACTGTTTTTACAACTTTTTCACCAGCTTTGGTTAAACTTTTTACATCAACACCTTTATCAAAAGTTTTAATTATATCTTTTGGTTTTTTAGTTAAATCTGAAACGTTATAACCTAACTCCACCGCAGTTTTTGCCTTTTCACCACCAACATATCCGGCAACTTGAGCAACTTTTTCTTTAGTATAAGACTTAGTTTTATCTTTAAGTGGATCCGTTACAAGTTTACTCACTACTTTTTTACCTTGATTTTGTAAATCTTTTTTTGCAAGATATGTGGTTGTTTGTTTACTTTCAAACCCAGCATATTTAACAACCATTTCAGAAATTGATTCTAACCATTTAACCGCCTTACCAACCATACCACCAATAGCAGTTGCTCCAAGTTTTTTAACCACCCAATCTCCAGCCTGTTTTAATAAACCTGAGGCCCAACCAATTGCCTGACCAATCTTACCAACCGCTGGTTTAACATATGTTATAAACCAAGGCTTTTTTGCAATATTTGCGAAAAATGTTGAGATACCTCCTCCAGTTGCTTTAAATAGTGGTTTAAGAAATCCACCAATGGCTTTTGCTAATACCCCCGCAGTTAATAACCCAAAAACACTAAAAATTAATTTAGCCCAAGAACCAAGACCTAACGCAATTTGGGACACGTCAAACAATGTTAGGACTGCCCATAATACCGTAACACCGATTGCACCTACTCCTGTATAATTTAATAGTTGTTGAAGGATCGCACCTGCGGTACTTCCAAGAGCATCTCTTAATTTTTCCATAAACCAAGGTAATCCCTTATCTTTCAACCACGTAAATCCTGCCTTAGCCATACCAACAACATCCCCTTTACCTGTGGCAGCTAAAAAGTCATTTTGAACATAACCTTTATAACCTAACTTACCAAGTCTATCCCAAATTGCCTTGTATTGATCTCTATCAATATCTGACATTTCATCATTAACCCAATCTTTAAGACTACCATATGGTCTTGCCGATGATGCAATAAGTTGATTTACTCTATCTAAAACATTTTTGGATGATATTAAATTAATCGCAGCAAGTGCACCTTTTTCGTCAGTACCATCATAATCATCATAGACATTATCTTTATCTCTATCAAAGGCCGCCTTCAATTTTGCGACAACATTTTTGGCTGCGGTTTCAGTTTCCTGTTTTATTTTTTGTTCACCACCACCTTTAGCCATTTGAGCAACAAATGCCTCATCAGTACCTTTTAAAAATCCATTAAGTGACATTTTAACTAAAGTTTTTGATTTAGCATCATATACACCTAACATTGTTTTTAATAAGTCTTCCCCAATGTATTTACCACCATTTGAAGTGATTTTTGCACTGTATGCGACCCCTTTTCTTTTTGTATATATTGGATAACTATTAGTCTTGTCTTTAGATATAACCCATGGCCCAGCATAAATAAATGTTGATAGTTTTGGATCTGTAACAGGTTTACCATTTGCCCCATATTTAGGTCCTAAACCTGCGGCTTTAAGTTTATCAAATAAAACTTTCCAATAACCTATAGTATCTTTACCTCTTTCCCATTGTTCATTTATTGAAGTTTCTTCATTTATTAAGTTTGATTTTTCAATTTCCTTAATATAGTTTTCTTTTATAAATGAGAAGAATTTTTCAACCTCATCCTTTGGGTTAAATGTGGATTCAACAATGATATTATTTTTAAACTCTCTATTGTAACTCTCTCTAATGTTTTTATTATCCCCAAATAAATTGGTTATATACTCTTCCTGATTTTCTTTTAGAAAGACAACTTTATTTGTAAAATTTGGATTAGTCTCCATTTCAAATAAATGTAATCCTTTGTGAAAATCTAATTGTTTTTCTATTTTAGATAAGTAATAATCTAGTCTATTATCCATAATGTCGTTAATTGTTATATAATAAATACCGCATAAAAGAAAAAACTCGATACATTATCATATTTATATAGAGTATGAAAGATATGAAATTACAAAATATAATAAAACGAGTATTGTTAGAAGACTCCAACGATAATGCGTTTACAAAAAGAGAAGTGATATTCTTTAAATTTATAAATGAGTTTAAAGAGTCTGCGAACCCATCAGGAACACAAATTAGTAAGTTTATTCAAAGTAATATGTCTTCATTTGGTTTTAAACCTGAAGATTATAACGAACTTTCGAATAAATATACTCAGAACTATAGAGAAGATGGTAACTATGAAGACACTAAAACAAGTGAACTTAAACAATACCACACTTTAAAATCTAAAAAAGTATCTAACACCAACGCATCTGAAAGAGTATCTGAGTTATTACCATTTAAAGGATCTAACTTAGAAGGTGTTTGGGAACAGGATGGTAAAGGTAATTGGGGTTATATTGTTCTTTCATATAATTGGTACCCGATTTATATTTACAAATTCAAAAAGTGGTTTGAAGCATCTAACACATATTCATCATCCACATCCAAACAAATGAGTAATTCAAGACCAACAAGATGGAATAGTCAGTTAGGAAAACAAGTGTTAATTTGTGATCGTAATGAAATGGAACAGATCAGACGAGGATCAATTAAACCAGAACAATTAGTTGTAGATAAAAATAACAAATTTACTGAATCAATTGATAAATTAATTGACTCACATACTTTACAAACAATTAGAGTTGGTTGGTTCCCAAGAGCAAGATTATCATTTTACTATACAGGAGTTAGGTTCAATGAGAAAATGCCTGAGGTAGACATAAACATTGTTAAAGTAGATAAGATTGATAACAATAAAATAGATAGAGAAGCGGGTGATTTCTTTACAGATAATATGGTTGGCGTAACAAAAGAATACTTAAAGGATTCAATAAAATCTTACTTTGAAAGATCTTTTACCGAAATGTTAGGTAGAGATGTATCCGAAAATATAATCGTTAATATAAGTTATAATAAATAAAAAAGTCGGACTTAGATCCGACTTTCTTTTTATAATCCGTAGTTAAGTCTTTTATCACCTAACAACACCAAGGCTTTCTCAACCGCCATGTCTTTTGTTTTCATTCCACGTTCTTTAATATTCTTACCGTGTATGATTTGATAAGTAGTTGAAGCAACTTCTTTGTTGTCTCCTCTTCCTGGTTGTTTTCTCATAGCATCCGTTGCGTAAACATCTAAAAAACCAACTTTACAAATGTAACGACCTTTTGTTGTACCCTTTCCCATTTTTTTATTTTTTTGTTTTAATTAATACTTCTACAAATCTACAAATTTATTTTTGATCTGACAACATAAAATTTAAAAATTTTCTAATTGTCTTAACAATTTTTACTCTTTCAGGATTTCGTTCGTCCATATCGTAAATATAATCTTTTATGTCATTTTCATATAACATAGTTATAATACTTTTTTCCATATCTTTTTTTGACATATAACCTGTAAACCCATATCCAGGAAACCCTTCAAATCTGTATTCCTTAACTTTTAATGGTTCCATATCCCCCCAATTACCACCAAACTCTCTTTCATTAACTTTAAGTCTTCTTATTAAAAAATAGAACAATTTAGAATCAATATCTTCATGTTGTGAAGATATTTGTTCATTCTCATTTAGAGTTGACTTAATCATTTATTTAAGAAATTTTAATTTGTAAAGAGTAGAATTTATTAGTTCTTCTACAGTATCAATTTGGTTCTGCAAATAACTTTCTTTAACTGAATCACGATTATCAGAAATAACATCCAATAACTCTTTAAAGTACTTAATTAATTGATCATTTGACTTATAATCGACCATATCAAAAGTTTTGTAATTTTTAACTAATCCGTGTTTACCCTGATATGATTCAACTAACCCGTCAACTAATCCATCTATACCTTCATAATATCCTTGTAGTGCTTTATGTTCTGAATATGAAGTTGTTTGTAAATGAAGGATATGTACTTGTGTTTGTGAATGTAATAACTTACAAACTATTTCACAAAACTGATCATTACTTCCTTCGGACTCTGAATCATTTTCATTATTGTCATCTTTGTCTTCAATTGTATCTTCTTGTTCGTACATTCCTTGTTTTTTTAATTCTTCAAACAATTTGTGCGTTAAATCTTTTTCCATAGTACTTTATTAATAAATATACCAAAGTTTATGATTTTTCAAACAAATCCTTTACTGATATAATAACATTGGATTCATCAAACGTACTATCTAACCTTAATATTTCATTTTTAATCTCAGGAAACGAAGACCATAATAATGATCCTTCGGTTTTTGGACTATAGTCATTGTCAACCAAATATTGAACTACGGTATTATCTTCTAACGTTATAAACCCGTGTGCGAATCCTTTTGGTACAATTAATTCATCCCCACTTTTCATTTCAAAAAGTTGGCAATTATTATACGTTCTAAGTGGCACCCTTAAATCCATTACGAAATCTAAAATTCTGCCAGTAATAACCTTTACCAATTTAGCCTGAGAGGTTTCTCCTGTTTGGTAATGTAATCCTCTTATTGTAAACTTCTTTGGGTTTACGCTAATATTACTCTGTTTCCATTCCTTACCTAATTCAAACAACGAAAGAGGACTAAATGATCCTCTCTCATCGTAGAATATTCTGTTGTTGATTATTCTTGGTTGTTCCATTATATAAAATTAATTTCGTTAGTTATAGGATCCCAATCAATATTCCACGGAGTGTGAGAATAAAGATATTGCTCATTCAACACAGACGCATTGAAGTAGTGTGTATGCCCATCAAAGTAGTGTCCATGTCCACTGTGGATATGACCACAGATGTGGATCTTAGGTTTGATTTGTTTGATTTTCTCAGCAAGTAATTCACAACCCAAGTGAACATTGCGGTTACCTTCAACATCATCCAATATTCCCCAAGCCGGACCGTGAGTAATCAAGATATCAATACCTTCAGGTATCATATCCCATTTTGCTTTCAACTCTTCACCATTTTTTGGTAAGTTAAATGCCCAATTGTAGAACTCAGGTTGCCAAGGAGAACCCCAAATTTTAATCTCAGGTCCATCACCATCTTGGATGGTCATTAACTCATCTTGGATGTAGTCAATAGTTTTGTATCCTGTTAAGATACCTTTAACTTTCTCAACGTTGTTTTGAAAACCCCAATCGTGATTACCTGCAATAAATACTTTGTGATCGTAAGTTACGATTTTGTCATACCAACCCGCAAACTGAGTGATCTCGTGTTCGTAACCCATAGAGCTTATGTCACCTGCGTGTAACAACAAATCACCACCAGGTAAATCGTGGTGTACGTGTTTGTGTTTTCCGTGTGTGTCTGATATAATAGTTAATTTCATAATACAAATATACTACTTTTTTTTCAAATTTACCTCAATATAAAAATTAAAACATAAAAATGTACCAACACATAATAAAATTTTATTTTCACATCCAACAGTAAGACCTAAACCAATCCCTCTAAATATCTCACCAAAAAATTCAATCCTCTTATTCATACCCATCAATTTGTTTTTTTATTCTTTCAAGAATATCCTCATTGGCAATATTCTCATTAATTATGATTTGCTCCAAAAGATCCTTAATATCCCTTTTACTTCTATCTTTGGATCTTTTCCTTGTACTTAATTCCACACTATATAAATGATACGAAATCTCATCTACCTCTTTCAACTTTTTGAAATACTTGGACATTCTTTGATCCAACTTTCTACTTCTTTCCATGTTAGTTATCGTTGGGAAAGCCTTATGTAATTCATCCAACCTACCTTTTAGGTACTGGATCTCTCCGTATTTAATAATGTCTTGTTCTGTCATAATTTTTAATAATTGCCTCTACCTGTGTAGATCATTGAGTTTATTCTTTCTTGTTCTAAAAACACAAGTAATCTCCAAAGTTTTTTCATTCTTCTTTAGTTTTATTTATTAATAATGTAATACCCGCCTGACCAACAGATAACTCACGACTACTATACCTATTGTCATTTATAAAACCATAACCTTTAAATCTAAAAATTATCACATCCTTATTTTCAAACCATCCGTGTATTGCGTTTGTCGCATAATCAATATTTGGTGATTTTATTAACCCTTGTTTCCAAGGTGTTTGGAACTCAGGTTCAAATTCATCTGGCGTAATATGAATTATCATTTTCTTTTAATTTTTATAATCACTCCAATCCCAACCTAAAAATAGTTTCATACATTTTCTATGTAACCAATTTGGTTTTTTTATAAAATGAATACAAAACCCATCACCAGCTCCAATACAATATTTACCTACTCTTTTGGGTAATTTAATACCATCATTTTGTTTATAAACATGATTTGGATCTAAGTCTTTAATATCCACTTCGATTATTTCTCTTTTCTTTTTAGGTTTGTAGTATTTCTTTTTAGGTTTACCATCTACATTTTCTTTTGTTATTGCTTTTTCTGTCATTGTTTTTGATTTCTAATTTTATTAATGTAACCCTCCAATAATACAATCTTTCTTCTAATACCAATCTTATCCATATCAGATAACATTTTCAAGTAATCGTTCAATTCCTCAAGTTGTGTTTGTGGTTCAACTTCCTTTTGAATCTCTAAGTCAGGAAATGTGTTTTTAAGTGCGTTCTGTTGTCTGATTGGTATATCACCATCTGATAATTGTGGATCATCCCAAGATGTGTCTCTTTCCATAGTTTTTTAATTTTAATTAATTCTTTTTAATATGTTACTTAGTCTTGAATACATTTCCACCGCAACAGGTATTGATAATAATGATATTAAAAAATTATTAACATATGAATATACCGTGATAACACTACCGATTGTAACATTTTGTGTTGTAAGTACTAACACTATTATCGCAGCAATTAGAAATATGTTTTTAATTGATTGTACCAAGAACCAATTTTTACCTTGTAATGTTGATTCATAAATCTCTAACTTTCTTCTTCTATTAAAAAAAGAAACCGAATGTTGGTGTCCTTTTTCAATTGAGGTAACTTTCTTTTCGTAGTGATCATTTTTTACATTTATGGATTGTTTTATTTTATTATAAAGAATACAAACCGATCCAACAATAAAAATAAATGCAAAACTAACCAATAAACCAACTTTCCAATTTTCAGAAAAAATGAATAATAAAGATCCGATTATCGTAACTATTGTTGCTATATAGTAATGTACATATCCTTCTAAAACACCAACAACATCGTGTGCCATATCTGTCCTTGCAATCTTTGTTGATGTATCTATGTCTGAATTTTTTAAAAACTTAAATACAACATTATTATAAATTTTAGTATAAACTTTAGTGTCATATACCATTCGTTTATAATTAAAGAAATTTGATAGAAAATATGATAAACCCAATAAAGACATCCAAAACCAACTACCACAAATTAAACCATCAATACTTTTACCAAGTAGAAATGGTGTTGCCAAGTTTGATAATTCAGTTAATAACATAAATAAATAAATCCATGTTAACTCAATTCTATGATCTTTAAATATCTCAACGAGTTTATTCATATTTAATTACTTAATGGCATTTTTATACTTGGGTGTGATTGGTAGTTTTCAACAACAAAGTCAGTATTATCCAAATGTGTAAATAAACTCAAATCTTCAGATAGTGCTTTATAAAATTCGTCTGTTTTCATATGTTTCAATGTTGGTAGTGGAAATGGTTCTCTTGTTAATTGTTCTTTAACACCGTCAATTTGATTTAGATAGATATGACAATCACCCAAGTTACCAATCAATTCATCAGGAACCATATTAACGGTTTTTGCAATGATTTCTAATAACAATCCGTAAGATGCGATGTTGAATGGAATTCCGAGCGGAAAATCACAAGATCTTTGATTCCACATTAATGAGATTGCTCTGGTTGGAATGTTACAACTATCAAATAAACTATTCCACCCATTTTCATCCGTTGGGAAAACATCCTTAATCCAAGATGATTTGTCGTAAATGTTTTTACGTTCTTGTGAACTCAACTCTCTTGTATAAACTTGAAATGAGTAGTGGCAAGGTGGTAACACGCAAGAATCCAAATCTGCGGGATTCCAGGCTGATACAAGTAGTCGGCGTGAGTTTGGGTTTGTTTTAAGGTCGTTGATTAGGTTTTGGATTTGGTCTATTCCTATTGTTGTAATATCGTAAACGCCATCCCCAGTTTCATTTGGTATTTGTTTGAAATCTTTACCCCAACTTCTCCATTGTGATCCATAAATTTTTCCGAGATTTCCAAATCTCTTTGCAAATTCTTTATCAGTTTTAATCTTTTCAACAAACTCTTCTTTTGTGTAAGGTCTTCCGTCTGGATGTAAATGTTCTTTATTCATAATTTTTTATTTTTTTTTACAATTATCAAAATGATACCTGACCATATTTGCGGATTTTTTGGCGGATAAATTACAATGAGGACAAGTAATTATTTCACGATTTTTAATTGTTTCTTTTTGTTTTCTAATACTATCATCACTTCTTTTACCACCTAATTTTAATTCTGATAGTATTTTTTTTGTTTTATCTGTGTGGTGTTTTCCGAACATAGAGTTTTTTTCTCCTTTTGATGTACCGTTAATTCTTTTAGTTTCCTTTTGTTTATTTATCTGTTCAGTAGGTTTTGGAACGCCTTTTTGAGATTTACTAATTTTTTTATTTCTTTCAAGTATAAAACTAGGATTATTTAATCTTGTTTCATTCCACTTGTTTTTCATTGATTCGGAAATTTTTTTTATTCTATTTTCTTTCTCATCTGTCGATTTGTCACTTTCAGTTTTTCTTTTCCTTTCATAAATTTCTTTTTTTTGTGGATTATTAGAAATTGTATCTCCCCCGTTTCCTCCTAATGCAATATTATAACCTTCTTTTATAGAATTAAAATAATAAATCCAATACACTTCTCTTTCTAACCAAGTTTTTTCATCTTCACATTCTTCAACCACTTCTTTAACAAAGTTATCTTTACCATATTTCACTATGGCTTGTTTCAATATTTTACCAGAACCAAGATACTTATCGTTGTTGTGTTTATCCTTACCTATATAAATTTTTCCGTTAATCAAATTCGTTGTTTTGTATATAATCATAATAATATCTTTATTAATAAATATACAAAAAAACCAAAAAAACTCAATAAGAATAGTTATTTATTTGAATTTTTTTCTAACTCTTCACACTCTCTCAAATAAGATTGGTACGCATCTCCTGTCCATATGTTACAGTCATTTTCAAGTAGATACTCTATTGACGTATCTCCTTTCAAAAACCAAAGTAATTCTGAACATATCGACCTCCAAGCCATCTTCTTGGTTGTAAGTAATGGAAACCCATCACTCATTTTATGACGGATCTGTCTACCAAAAACACTAATTGTGCCGGTCTTTGTACGATCCTCTTTATGGGTTCCATGTTCTAAAATGTTCTGTAATAAATCTGTGTATTTTTTATCTAAATTATTCATAACTTTCAATTTTTGTATCGTTATATATTATTGTGATTAATTTGGATGGGATATTCCATTCATTATTCATTCTCCATTCTATGTCTTCAAGGTTGATAGTACGATTCCATGAATAATCCCATTTTTCTTTACATAATCCCATTCTTTCTTCCAAACTCAACTCTCGTTCCTCAATGGTTATCCCCCACTTTTCAGAAAACTCAGGATTGGTTTTAATCTCAAATATAAATAAATCTTTTGATGGGATGTCCTCATAACCCATATACTTGGTTGTGTATTTATTATACACCTCATCCACCAATTCTTCCTGTTCTTTACTCATAATGTTCCAATTGATTTTCGTTGAATATGTGTAATAATCCGTATTCATCCATTTCTCCGATCACACGAGTTTCACCACCGATTGTTTCAAATACACCTACGATTGTACAAGGAAATTTATAACCTTTTGGTTTGTGAGCCTTGTCCCCCACTTTAAATTTTGTTTCATTTTGATTAATGATACCTTTGAGTCGTTTAATTTTTTCAATAACATCATCGCCCAATTCAATCTTGGACATCATTATTAGATCATTTACTTGAAAGTATAATACGTTGATTAACTCGTCCTTTGCTTCTTCTTTATTCATCTTTATTTTTATTTTTGTTTTTATTTAATAACTCCCAACCTTCTTCCCATATTGACGATCCACACATATAAGGATGTTCAATAACATCTTCAAGAAATTCCTCAAGTTCTTTTATTCTAATATCCTTTTCTTCTTCTGTCATCTTTTAAACATTGATTTAAATTTCATCCAAACTATTTCAGGATAATTCCATAACCACCAAAAGAATATATAAATTTTTCTCATCAGTCAATTGTTTTAAATGTTGTTGATTTCACTTTATAACCCTCCTCTTCTAAAATACTTTCCTTAAACCCTTCAATTACATTAAGAGCTCCTTCTTCGGTATTATGCGATTCTGTCATACCATTTGATATTATATAACGGTTGTATTGTGTAATTATATTTTCCCAATTGGTACTCAACCAAACAACCCTACCTGTTCTCAATCTAGGTGTTCCAACTTGTGGTATGTAACGTTTCTCTCCATTGTTACGTTCTTCTATTTTAATTCTGTACATCTTAGTTATTTAAATATAATTTTTTAAAAAATAATTTGTTTTTCCAACAGGAACTTTTAAAACAGAAATAAGTTTTGAGGTACCATTTAATAGTACCATAACGCTATATAATTTATCTGTACATTCAACACTGTGAACATTTTCAACGGTGTACACAAATGATGATTCATTTGATAAAAATACCTTTTTTTCATTTTTGTCGTAAGTAAGTGTTTGCATAATTTATTCTTTTTCTATATCAATTTCTTTTTATACCGTGTGTTCTATTTGTACTCTTACACAATTCTGAGGCAATCTACTTAAGTGTCTGTAATTGTTGATGTAACCCATCATATTACCACTACCTACGGCATTTGCTGAGTGAACCACAACTTCCACCAAAGTTTTACCATCCATCCATTGATTAACCAACCATTTGGTACAATCCATTCCTGTTTTCTCAGTGATGTTATCATAATTGATTGTGTAGTTTTTTACAACACCATACAACCATTCATTCATCGCACTATCACCTAAGTCGTGATCCAACGATATCAAATCAATGTTCTCCAACCCAATTGAGTTTATCTTTTGAACGAACTCATCATAAGAACGAACAACAACCCAACTTGGGTCTACTGGTGTGCGAACATCATCCAAATATATTTTTACTTTATCCATATTACAAATGTACTATTTTTTTATTAAACCTAAATCTATTCTATATTGTTTTATCTTAGATCTCATTTCCTGAAATTCATCACCATCACTAGCCTGATGACCTTTCATGACTGCAGAAGTAATTATCATTTCATTATCAATTATATAAGATAACTTATCCTGATCCGTTAGTTCACAAGGCGTAACCTCAGTTCTAATGTAAGTTCGGATCATTTCTTTAATATTATTGATCTGTTTGGTAGGGTTGGTTTTACCATTATAACTCATAACAGAAGAATCATAGATATACTTACATAGTTGTTGTAATTTATTTATCTCCATTTTTATATTTTTTACGTAAGTATTCCGCCCACACTTCTTGTTTTCTACCATTAATAAAAAACCATCCGAATTTTATTTCAAACCATTTGCCAAACCGATAAAACATTTTATTATTCATTGTTATAAATTTTTTAAAAACTTAAGTAAAAAATACTTGATTACCAAATCTTATTGTATCTTTAAGATACTCATTAAAAGGTTTTGTTTTATCTTCTTTGTCGTGATAATAGTTACCCCAATCCATATTACCATCCTGAGCCGGTAATGGTTGGACTTTTTTTACACCATTTCTAATAATATCATCAACCCCAAGAAGAGTACGTCGTAGTGTGGGAATAGTCTCCTTCACACCTTCTTGAATAATATCTCCTATTCTTTCATCACCATCTAACCAATCACCATCTTCAGTATGTTTAACACCATTTTGAACTATATTATCAACTCTACCATCACGTTTTCCACACATACTTTTGGTTTCTTTCACCCCATTTTCAATGGTATCTTCAACTGATCCTGTAATCGCTGCTACCACTGGAAGGGTGTGTTTCACCCCATTTTGAATGGTATCTTCAACTATGGGTTGGAGTTCAAAATGAAGGTTTATGGTATCTTCAACCACCTCAGGTTTAAGAAATCTTGACTCAAACCATTCGGTAATATATACTTGATTTTCCATAACATCCAAAGACATTGCTTTAAATAAAGATTTAAAAATATTATAGTTATACCACAATGTTTTATCTTTAGTAAATTCAATCATCCATTTTAATTCTTTGGTGTTAATTAACCAAAAAGACCCATTATGGTTATATATGTCCATACCATTGGCGAGATCATCAACTATCTCAAACAAACATTCTTTTTTCTTTAGTTCTTTATTAATCATTGTCTAAACTGTTTGGGTAATACAATAAAGTTGGATTCTTTTTTTGAATATCAACGTCAGGGTATTTCTCTTTGAACTTCTTAACATCAAATTTCTTGGTGATTAAATGGAAACCACTTTTAGTTGGGATGATCGATTCAATCTTTGGACCTGAAATGTATCCATTTGGAATATCAACCTCATCAAATTTAACTTCAGTGATTGGGTTACATTCATATTCAATGAATGCCATCATTAAAGGACTTACCGCCTCAACATCATCCAAATCAATAATCCATCTTTTCTCCTGAGTCTTGATCTGACCAACAACCGAATCAAATAAACCTTTCTGATTTGACACACCATCTCGTATACGTTCAGCAAGTAACGATAACATATTTAACGATACATCCTTATGATTTTGTTTTTGGACATGGATATAAGCACGAGCCTTAAACATCTCACAAAGTTGTTTAATCTCATCATATCGTTTATCAAGATACTCAATAGAATCAACGCAGTAAGTCTTAATAGTCCTTACAGATTGGTGATTGTCTCTCTCACCTTCAGGTTGGTCTTTCTTACGTTTGAATACATACAACATATAGAAATCACCAACCTCAGTGAAGTTAAGTAATGGTTTTATATTTTTTAAGTTATCAATCATTTTTGTATTTTTCTAAATAATATTTTACAAATATACAAATATTATTGAGGATTTTGTTCCTCGTATAACATATCTCTTAACATTTTATTTTCCTCAACCAAAATTTCACATTTTTTATGCTCTTTCAACATTGAGTAGGACATCATAGATCCTATAACACACCCAATAATAACTCCAATTATTGCCGCAATTTTATAACTTTTATTTTCCATTTTATATTTGTTTTTTTAATAATTCATCTCGTTTAAAACTTAATTCTAAATCTAAAGAAGCCCTAACAGACCAAATTAAACTACGATCAACTTTATTACGACGCATTTGACTCTCAAAATTATGTATCAAACTTCTCACACTAATAGTTTGTTGATACGTCTCGCAGGAATTAATTACTTTTCTTACCCATTTATCTACGTCTCCGTAATGTCTACTTCTATTTTCCATTTTATTAAAAATTAAATAATATATTTTTTATTTCCAAAATAATTGTATCATTAATATTGTAAAAGCCAAAAATAAACACACAAATGTCTTTGTAGTTAATGGTTCATTAAAAATGGCCCAACTTAACCATGTAAAAACGATTGCCCCAATACTAAAACCTATTAATCTAGATGGCCACATTTGACCATCAAATGCTATTATCATATTCTTAACCGAATACATAAATACCATTGAAATTGGGATCCCCATCAATACTGTTAACCAATAATGATTCTTAAACCATTCGTATTTCATTGGTCCCTGTAATTGAAAGAATGTCATTGTTTGAGCAAAAAACCCAAATAACATTCCAATCAATAATGCTCCTATATTTACCATCCTATTGTTCCATTGTGGGTTTCAACCACATTAATTTGTTTTCAAAAATATATCTCTGTAACGTTGGATAATCGTTTAACATATCCAAAGTTAACATTGTATCGTGTTTGAAACATTTTAGTAATTCTTCTCTAATTCTTTCAGATGAAACAACTCCCATCTTACTTTCGTAATTATAATTGTTGATGTAGTAACCAATATGTTTTAAACTAAAACCTTTAGTGATTGCAAATCTAATAGCTCTAATTATACGAAGGGGATCATCATCAAATGTTTGTTTTGTTGGTAATGGAGTACTTAAGACCATCTTCTTTAAGTCACTCATACCATCAAACAAATCTATAATCACACCGTCCTCTCCCTTTGCCATTGCATTAACAGTGAAATCTCTACGTTCCAAATCATCTCTAAGGGTTCCTGGAACAACGATAGGTGTTCTTGTACCTTCCACATACCCAATCTCTTTACGAGCCATTACAAAGTCAGCAACTCCTTGATATTTATGATCTTTGGGGAACTTAGCTCTTATAGTAAAACAATCAGGTGTTGATAGGAATATCTCAAACTTCTCACTTAAAAGGTATTTCCCCAATACCAAAAACATTTCGTGAGCACTCTTGTACTTCCCCAATAATGTATCACTTGGGACCGCAACATAATCAACGTCTTTAGATTGGAGACCTAATATCTCATCTCTAATTTTTCCCCCTACTTCATAAAATTTAAATAAACTCATATTACAAATATAGTTATTTATTTCCAAATAAAAAACCCCCACCTTAAAAAAGAATGGGGGATTTACAATAAATGGTTATGTTATTATTTTATTACGTAATTTAAAATATACAAAATCATTGTGACACTTCCAAGTAATACAACCATTAATGCCTCTAAATCATTTTTTCTCATTTACAATTGCGGAAGTTAGGGTATTAATTAAACCTTGAACCTGTCCGAAACTATCGAATCGAACCAATGGATCTGTATTGAAAAACTCAACATACCATTCGTCGTTTTTAATCTCCTCATTTGTTGGTGTGATGAATGTTAACCCGTCAACAATGTCCAACACGTAGTAATAAGAGTCGTCCTCGTCGTGTTCTCTTATTTCTTCTCTTTTAAACCCTAAAAGGGTCATTTCTTTTTCTGTCATATTATTTATTTTTTAATGTGTTCCATTTGTTAAACTTACCCCATGTTTAAAACCGTGAATAAACTCGGTTATATCCTCATCAGTCATATCTTTAAATGCCGATCCCACAACAACACCAATTTCATTACCAAGATCCGAAATATCACCTGTATAGTTCATTCTGTTAACAGTCTCTTTTAATGAGTTTGCAATGTAATTAAATGTTGTGTTATTAAATTCCCTACTCATATTATTTAGTTTCTACAATGCTATACGTTCCCTCAACCATACCCCAAGATGATTCTTCGTGGAATTGGTACGTTTGAGCAACATCACCTGAATCCATAGGTCGTGTTAAATACCAAACTTGTGTCTCTTTCCAAGTAACGTTAACCAATTTACGACCCTTTGGTAGGTTGATTGTTCCTTCTCCACCCCAGGCTTTAACTCTTTCATTTTCCGTACAAGATGTTAACATAACACCCATCATAATCGCTAAAAATACTTTTTTCATATATTATTTATTTAAAGATTTATCAATTAAAACATAAGGAGGATAGATTCTTACCTCAGATCCGTCACTATTAAAGTAATATGCAGTATCTCCATCAAAACTAATAGTATCTGTGCGCCATATTGCGTCATGCATTGGGTTTAATCCTGAAGTGGGAACATATACTTTACCATGAATCTCATACCTGAATTCTTTCACATTACAGGAAGTTATTCCCAATAACATAATAAACATTAATTTTTTCATAAATTTATCTCCTTTTAATTTTCCATTAATTTATTTGTAAACATATTATCGTTAGGATCATGTTTACCTAAATTATAGGTAGTGAATGTACCGTTTTTAAAATAAACTCTTAACATTAAAAACCCTAATTCGGAAATGTAAATTTTGTCAATTTCACCATTACCTTTAGGTGTATCAATTAATAAATTTCTCATAAACTTTCTTCTTTGATTTTTTCGTGTTTCTCTTTGAACTTGTTAAATAACTCAACCAATTCATCAACGGAATCAAACGCCCATCTTTCTGTTTCAATTACAAAGAAGTCACCTCCACCACCATTATCGGTCTTGATTGTTAAGAACTGGTCTTCAGTTGTTTGACAGTCCGCATCTTGTGCAAACGTGACCTTAAACTCTTGACTCAATATTTCAGCTTTTTTAACCATATCTTATTTTTATCAAAGATATGTATTTTTTTTAAATAAACCTAATTTTACCCTCAAAATTTTCAACTTCACATAATCCTTCATCGACAGATAATATTCTATCAATGTCTTCAGGAGTTAAAGTTAATTTTTCAGGTTTAGCATGGATCTTAAAACTTCGAGTTAAACTTAATTTAGGATTCTTTATTAAATTTAACACAATTTCGTTTTCACATTTAACTATCATTGGGTATTGTCCATTTACGGTTACAATAGCATCATCACCAATAAATATTTCTTCTGTTGATCCAAGATAAGGCTTCTCATCAATTACAAATAATTTTACTTTAGTCATTTTTCTTTTTGTTATATATATGATTATGATTCCAATTACCACACTGATCACAAGGTTCATAATCCATTGAATTTTCAACATCATATTCAAATTCATCTCCGTGATTAATAATCATTTGGGCAATCTCTGTCCAATCATTCATACTTAATTTATTTTTTATTGATTTTAGGTTATCAATCAATTTATCCTGTAAATCATTAATCATCTCAGGACTCCTATTATCATATTCATGACTGAATAATGATTCATCATTTATTTCAACATCATTACCAAAACAATTTTCACTTAAACTAATCTTGTTCATATTCTTAAATTATTTTTATTGTTCATATCCATAATATAAATCTTTAAATTTTTAACTAAAGATTCGGAATCACATTTCTCATACATATCAGGATATCTTTTTGCCAATTCGTTTGTTTCTTCCATATCACGACAACTTGTTAATATATCTAATAACATAGTTCTTAACATATGTTCTTTATCGTATGAATCCTCAATTTTTCTTTCAAGTACAATTTCCTCAAGTTCCCTTGTGTAATCAATTAACTCTTCAACTGGACCTAAATCCATTAAATGTTCATTACCTCTGAATATTTGACTTACGCTCTTCATAGTGTTTGTTACATAATGTTCTATACCAACCAAGATCTGTTCTCATTTCACCTTTTTCACCACAGGTTTCACAAATCTCATAACTTTGATTTTCAACTGAGTGTATTTTTTTAAAAATTTCATCAGATCCATTATTGATGTAAAATCTTAAACCACCAAACTTTTCTTTAACCTGACATATCTGTTTGTCCCATCCAAGTTTTATTAGATCCTCAATAAGATCTTTAATTAGTGGGTACCAACCACTATCAACATCAAATACTTCACAGTGTTTAATATTTGGTCTGTCCGAGTAATACCCATTCTCAAGTCCACCTATGGACTCAAGGAAATCATTCATTTCTTCTTTAGTCATCTTTTAAAAACTTTAATATTTTTTCTTTGATACCAGATTGTTTAATGCCTTCACTTGATTTTGGGGTTAATACAAAATTATCTATTGCCCAACAATCTTTCCAAGGCTCTCCATTTTTTCCCATATTCAAATCATCAACCGAAACCCATTGAGTAATTTCAGGATGATCATGTAGGTATTGTTTTATTTCAATAGTTCTTGTTTGTTCTAAATCCCATTGTGGTGACCATATAAAAACATTACCGTGAACGGTACAATGTTGTATGTTTGGTGTCAACGCAATTGGTCGTTTGATAATCCCCTGACTTTCGTAGTAGTCACCAAGTTCTTCAAGAGTTGCGTGTAATTTCCAATCTGATGACACAACAATTTCAGCACCTGTTTCTTCAAGTATTTCATTAAGGATTTTGATTGCTTTTTTATCGAAGTCATCAAAACGATATTCAACAGGAGCATCTTTAAGTTCCTTATTTGAGTCTGGATTTGCTAAACGATACTTTGACCATTTCTTTTTTCGTCCACCCCAATTGTTGGAGAGACAAATTACACCATCATTATCTAACATCAAAACGCGCATTTTACTTTAATTTTTATTTTTTTATATATTGTTTAACTTCATCAAAATAGTCAGGATCAACATTATCCATGTAAAAATATTACTTTCATAATTACATTATTGATCCTTTAATTTTAAAAACATATTCAATCCATTCTTCAATTATCTCATAAAGATCATTTAACATATCTTCTTTTATATTCAACGCTTTACATATTGGTTGAACAAAAGTTCTGTATTCTAAAAAGATAATTTCATCTTTTAAGTTAAATCTAAAATAAACCTCACCCTCTTTATGATAACAAAGATTTTTTGGGCTACACACTAAGTCACCATAATGTGTGTCCAAAAAATTTAAAATAACATATATTTTATTTTTCCCTATCATTTAAGAATTTATTGAATGGATGGTCCTTATCTTTATTTATTTTCCCAACAAAAAAAGAGATCATTATGATTAACAAAAAAAATATAAGTCCTACCATATTGCAAATATAGTAAATTAATTCCAAATAAAAAACCCCACCTGTTGGGATGGGGTTAAAATTTTAGTGGTTATTTTATTTTTTCCCACATATTTGTTTAACATCCTCGTCTTTGAAGGTTTTACTCTGTGTTTTCTCCTCTAACGCTTTTTCCGTTTCTTCCCCAAACATACCGTCAACATCAATACCTAAACATTTTTGTAATTGTACTATTTTTGGTCCCTTACATCCTTTATGGTATTCACCATTACAATTTGTATATTCACTTTTTCCTGTCTCATTATTTGTTTCTAATACTTTACATTTAGGATCATCAGGTGTTTTCTCACAATATACTTTTAGATTATCGGCACATTCCTTAACGTGATCCTTACAATATTCTTCAGACTCAGTTTGAGCGTATTTTTTAGTCATCTCAACTAATGGTTCTGCAATTCCTTCCCAACCATAATCAAAGTCACCATCTAACGCATCTAACAAAGATTCATCAAATGTTTTCTCATATTTCTCACTTACCGCACAAAAATCACCAGGACTCTTAAATGACTTGAAGACTCCATAAACAGCGTCCTCATCTGTTCCTAAACCATCCATAGCGTGGTATAATACCCCTGAATTCTTTTTAACCTCAACATCACTCATGTATCTTTTCCACTTATCCTTATCTTTACTTGTTTGACAAATACCAAATAGATTTTTAATCATAGACATTTTATCATCTTTTGTGAACGCCCAATAACCTAATGCTGCAACACCCGCAACACCAAGTATTGTCCAACCAACAGGTCCTAAACCTAAAAAAGTAGCCGCCGCTGCCGTTTCACCACCTGCCGCAGCAACCGCTCCCGCACCTACAACTTCTGCACCTACAACTTCAGCACCTACAACTTCAGCCCCTGTTGCCGCCGCAGTTGTTCCTCCACCACCAATAAGTGAAGAAGCGGTTTCTACCCCAGTAACCACATCAACTGCATTTTCAGCATTATCACCATTAAGTAATTTTGAACCCTTAGGTATTTTTCCTTTTATATCTGTTCCTTTAATAATATCACCTGATGGTAATAACCATCTATAAATTTTGTCAGTAATACCATCAGCTTCATTAATATTTTCATTTAAAGTTTTAGATCGATCATATCCCATAAGGTTTTTAATCCTATTCAATTCCTCAAGTATAATTTTATTATCTTTCATAAAACTTTTTATTATAAATAGTTGTTAAAACAAAAAAACCCCACCGAAGTGAGGGTTTTTTATAATCTGGTGTTAAGTGAGTTCAATATGTTAAAATATAATGAGTTTTAAGTTTTGACAAAAAAAGTTGTTGAACGCTTGAATTTTGACTAAAGGACCGTTACTTAATCAGTATCATAACATCGACTCCAGAATAGTATGTAGTTAAAACACAATCCCTACACTCTCACAGATTATTAAATTTGGGTTAACGCATTATGAGTATCTAACTCATCTTGGATTACCTCAATCTCGTTTTCCAAACCTTTAACAATACCATCTCTATCAACAATTGAGATTTCTGATGTCATTGTAGGAGTATTCTCAGACCGTCTTGAGTATTTATCAGTCGAAGTACCTTCTGTACAATCCATAAATTTGATTTTCGACACAATAGACTTCAACTCAGACATTCTGAATATCTTACCGTACACGGGTGAGTTTGCTTGGTGAATCTTTGTTTTTAATTCAACCAACTCATTAGTTAAGGTTACCATCTTGTCCAAAGACTCTGTCGGTGAGTATGGTCTATCATTACCTACCTCAACACTATTGTACACAAGTACTTTTTGTGTCTCTTCGGTAATTTCTTTTACCAATTTATTCTTTAATTTTAACGCTTGTTTTATATTCATAATAATTTTCTTTTCGTATTAAAGTATAAGTGATCTTTTTAGTTATGTCAAGTTTATTTTACGATTATGGTAAATCATCTCCAACCTCAAGTGGATTAGTTGGTCTCAGTCTACGAATTCTTTGTCTCATATCTTCTATAATATCATCATGAAGACCCGTATGTACCCTTATCTCTTCATTTGGTACAGATTCCTCCACAATCATTTCCTCCGTCATCATTTCCTCCATTGGCATTGGCATCGGTTCATCGTGTCGATACATTGTCATTTTTTTCAATTCACTTTCATCAAATAACTTGTAGTTAAAATTATTATCTTTAACATCAGATTTCATTTCACTAAACAACTTATGTAATAATTCTAACGGAAGTCCTGTCTCCATTGAATCAACTCTGTCATCTTTTTGATCGTATATTTGAATTTGATGATTGTTATGGTAAAACCCAAATTTCACATTATTTATTTTATCAATCACATACACAAGTACACCATCTCTTGAGTGATTGTAAAAGTAACTCTGTTCATGAACTGAGGCGGTACACCATTTTGTTTGATAACCATAAGACACAGATGCCTCATATGTTAATGGTTTAATACAAAAATATTGATCATCCTCATAAACAACTTTTACTTGTTTTTTTGCCTTTTTAAATAGATCACGATTTTTTGCTTGGTATACTTCAGTTGCAACCATTTCCCAACTATCGTATTTACTAATATCTTTTTCATTAGTTAACCCTCTTTCCATATAATCACAAAACTCAACAAATAAATTCATCTCATCCCAACCATATAAATGACCAATCAATCTCTTTGTCATCCAACTATCAAAAGTATTATCACCTAAAACCTCATCAAGTTTTCTTTCCCTTGACGATGATTCTTTAACCATATATTTAATATCATTGTCAAAACTTTGTTTAAGTATCTTGACCAAAAATTGAGTGTACTTTTTAGTTTCACTAGTATCTAGTTTACCCATCAAATCGATTAAACTAACGTTAATCAAATCGTTTTCTTTTTTAATTTTCTTTATTCCCATTTTCTTTTTCTTCTAATGATGTTCCAAGTATATATAATTCAAAGAGTATCGTTATTGCGATTTGAAAGAACCCGCTGAATAACCACCAATTAAGTGGATTAAAATCATTCTCAATCCATATCATAATGGCGTAGAATAAAAGGTTCTTCGAAAAGAATGCAAATGCATTTAATTCCTGATTCATTATAGTTTGTTTGCAATTTTTCTAATTATATCTTCATCCTCATTGGATAGTTGGATTCTTTCTTCGCCCGTTTGATTATTTGGTTGTATATCTCTCTGTAATTCATAATACTTTTCCATAGCCTTTTTATTTATTTTTTCTTTGTTACGATGATAATATTCGTTCGCCCATTTTTTTTGAACCTCTTTTCTTTCTTCTTCTGTGGAATATTTCTTTGATCGTCCCATATATAATAAATATATAACTAATATAAAAAAACTAATATAAATTAAAATTTTTTAATGTGAATCTCCGTAATTATTTTTCTCACTTGCTATCAAATAATCAGGATTGATAACTTTAGAAACCTTTCTACGATCACCAGTAACGGATTTAACAACTATACCTTCGTGAGGAACTTTAGTTCCTTCTATGAAGTTACCAAAAACGTATTTGTCTTGTTCTTCTTTATCCCAATTACCTTGGTACAACAATTCAACTTTAGGTAATTCTAAACAATCAAAGTGTACGGTTTCATTTATGTATGGTTGGTATTCTCCATCAACCTCTACGTCAAACCCAACAAACTTAACATCAGTTAAACCATAGTCATAGTTTTTTTGTATTCCACCGCCATATATCTCACCATATATTACAACACCTTCAGTTAACTCATTTGGTTCGTATGTGTCTTTTACGTAATCCCATAATTTACCTCTTATATCGTATTGGTTTGCAACAGTCTTCCATACATCAGTATCGTAGAAGCCTTGAGAGTCAGATCCTTTTTCAACATTATGAGAACCATAAACGTATTCAAACGCCGCCCATTTGTTTCCAAATAACATTTTGATACGATCTAATAAAGAAAGTTTTTTCTTTCTAACTATCCCATAACGAGCATTAGTACCGTGTAACTTACGAGTTATAACAACCTCATCTTCCTCATTGAACATATCAGGTACGTTCTTTTGATTAGGGAATTTGTAATATACTTTGAAGTTTGGATTTTGGTGGTATTTTATTTTACGTCCGCCAACACTTAACTG